ATGAGAATAGAGACACAAATATTATCGAATCTGATTAATGATGAAACTTATGTTAGGAAAGTTATTCCTTTCCTAAAAGAAGAATATTTTTCAGACTCCGAGGACAGAAAAGTTTTCACTGTTATTAAGGACTTTGTTGAAAAATACAACAGCCCCCCTAACAAAAGTGCCTTGTTAATTAACTTGCAAGAAGATAGAACTGTCACTGAGGACTTGTATGTTAAATGTGAAACAGTCATTAATAGTTTGCGGGCGGATAAAGATACAGATGCACAATGGCTTGAGGATGAAACTGAAAAGTTTTGTAAGGACAAAGCTGTTTACAATGCAATCATGCAGTCGATTCAAATTATTGATGGGTCAGAAAAGAACCTAAGTAAAGATGCATTGCCTAGTATTTTATCTGAGGCTCTGGGTGTTGGCTTTGACAGTAACGTAGGTCATGATTACATTGAAAACGCAGAATCTCGCTATGAATTTTATCATCGGCTTGAAGAAAAAATGCCTTTCGACTTGGACTTCTTCAATAAAATTACTGAAGGTGGTTTATCTAATAAAACATTGAACATTGCACTTGCAGGCACAGGCGTGGGTAAGTCTTTGTTTATGTGTCATATGGCGGCTGGTGCAATTGCACAAGGTAAAAACGTTTTGTATATTACACTTGAAATGGCAGAGGAACGTATTGCAGAACGTATTGATGCAAACATGATGAACGTGGCTATTCAAGATTTGAAAGACTTGTCAAAGTCTATGTTTACACAACGTATTGACAAAATTAAGAACAAGATTGAAGGTCGTCTTGTCATTAAAGAATATCCTACAGCTTCGGCACATGCTGGACACTTTAAGGCATTGTTGTCTGAGTTGAAGTTAAAGAGAACATTTGTTCCTGATATTATCTTCATTGATTATCTGAACATTTGTGCGAGTTCCCGCTTCCGGGCAAATGCTAATGCTAACTCCTATACTATCATTAAGAGCATTGCCGAAGAGTTGCGGGGACTCGCAGTTGAATTTGATTTGCCTATTGTCAGTGCTACACAAACAACAAGAAGTGGTTATGCAAATAGTGATGTAGAATTGACAGACACATCTGAGTCTTTTGGTTTGCCTGCAACGGCTGACTTGATGTTTGCTCTTATCTCCACAGAGGAGTTAGAACAACAAGGTCAAATTATGGTGAAACAGTTGAAGAACAGATATTCAGATCCGACAAAGAACAAACGTTTTATGGTCGGTGTAGATAGAAGCAAGATGCGTCTGTATGATTTGGATACTGAAGCACAGAAAACTATTTCAGACTCTGGGCAGGAAGATAATACAGCACTGTTTGACAAAACTGAATTTAGTATTCGCCGGATGGAAGATTATTCGGGTATCAAGTTTTAATACTAAATAGTATATGACGTATGATGTAGTCTTTATCAATAGCCACCCTGTAGAAAATACAAAAATTAGAGGGCTAGGTCCTCACTTGTTGGCAAATGAATTGCGCCGCCATGGTTACACTGCCATGGTATTGGATTATATTGAACACTGGACATTGGATGAATATGATACGGCAATGAAAAAGTTTGTCGGCAAAAATACACGACTTATAGGATTTTCTTTAACATGGGCCCATGCCGGACTAGGGAGTGAAACTAAAGTTGGACAAGGATTACATTATGGTAAAGATAATGTAAATGATATACTAGTAGGAAATTATTTGATAAATGGCAACATGAACAGAATGCTTTCTATGGTTCCTAGATTTAATGATACTGACCCACCTAAAATTATGGTTGGAGGCAGTAAAGCTAGAACAATTGAAAAAATGTTTGATGAACGTGTTGACCATATTATGGCGGGGTATAGTGAAACACAAATAATAGATCTAATAGAGGGTAAAGAATTACCTCGTATTATTGACCATGATACTAAAGCTCATTGTGACCATACAGGTTATGATTTTGCAATTGCAAAAACAGAATGGGCAAAAGAAACTTTTCTAACCTCGGATGAAGTTTTACCTATCGAATGTTCAAGAGGGTGTAGATTTAAATGTAAGTTTTGTAATTTTCCTTTGATAGGAATGAAACATGTAGCTTCCTATACAAAAACTAAAGAAACTTTTAGAGACGAACTATTACGAAATTATGAAAATTATGGTATAACTAAGTATTCTATTCAAGATGACACCTTTAACGATAGAATAGAAAAAGTAAGAATGTTTGCTGAGGTTGTAGATTCACTTCCTTTTGATATTAAGTTTTGGTGCTATCTAAGAGCCGATATGTTAGTTACACAACCTGAACAAAAAGAACTATTACATCAAATGGGATTGTGTTCTACATGGTTTGGTATCGAAACATATTGTAGAAAAGCAGGACAAGTTGTTGGTAAAGGAACAGATCCTGAAAAAATAAAAGAAATGTTGTATGAGGTAAAAGAAATGTGGAAGGAGGATGTTTTTATTCAGCAAGGTTATATCATTGGTTTACCTCACGAAACAAAAAAGGATGTTGCTGAAAGTGTTGAATGGTTATCTAAAGACTCATGTCCAGTTGACGAAGCTCTTATGATACCATTGTTTATTACACCTAAAGAGGTGCAGGAAAAATATCATATTAATTATCTTTCAGAGTTTGATAAGACATATAAAATGTATGGGTATGAATTTCCTGATGCACATAAAGTATCTCATACACCGATACAAAAAGTTGCAGAGATTTCAATGTGGACAAAAGATGATGATACAGACATAAATTCTTGGCAGGAAGCATATGCGTTAGCAAGACAATACCAACCTATATTACACAAAAAGAAACCCATATATCCTGTAGAAGACTTTTATGAAAGTGCGCGGCAAAACTTTACCAATTTAAGAGAAACATATATTACACCTCTTTTAAACTTATAAATAAAAAAAGTAAGGAGAATATTATGATAGATTTTATTACATCCAGAATTAAAGAACGGACATCTATTGACGGTCTTATTCTTATTGGAGCAGGAATTACTTTCCTAATTTTAAAACCAATTGCAAACTTAGTCGCCCTCGGAGCAATCGCATATGGCGGCTGGACTTTTTATAAGAAAGAGGACTAATGTTTAGATTATACGGACTAATTGCAGTAGTCGGTGTTGTTGGCGCAGTTCTGTTTGGTGCCTGGTGGGAATATCGAGATATGCAAAAACGTATTGCTACCCTAAGGGAAAATAATGCTAAGTTAGAAACTGTGGCAAGAGCAAACGCAGAAGCACTACAACAGGCAACAGAATTTGCTGAACAAATGGAAGCAAATAATTTAGAACTACAAGCAAACTTACAAAAAGCCGAAGCGTATAAAGATCAATTAATGAGTAAGTTTCAAAAACATAATTTAACAAAATTATCTTTGGCTAAACCTGGTTTAATAGAAAGGAGAATCAACGATGCTACGAAAGAAGTTTTTGACGATATCGAGTCTCTTACTGCTATCAACAGTAATTAGTGGTTGCTCTATCTTTCGGTTACCAGAAGACCGAGTCGTGGTGCAGAATCAAATGGTCGAGCGAAAAATTCCATTGCAGGGTAATCCTAAGCCAGTAACGTTAGGTGACCCACAATTTTATGTTGTTACCGAAGAAAACTTTGAAGAGTTTTTGGCTAACTTTATAAAAGAGAATGGTCAACCTTGGGTATTTTATGCTATGGGTGTTCGCTCCTATGAGACACTTGCATTGAACGTTGCAGAAACACGCCGTTATTTAGAACAACAGAAGCAAATCATTATCTACTATGAGAGTGCTATTACTGGGGAAAAACAAGAAGAGCCCAAGGAGGAATAAATGGATTTTATAGTTGACCAACTTATCACATGGTGGCAGTTTACTATATTTGGTATTTTAGTTATTGTTGGATTTATTGCCAACAAACTAGGCGTTGATCAGGATGAACCAATTGTAAATTTAGAATATAAAGAAATGCCTCACATGCAACCTATTACAATTGCTACGGCAGGTAAAGGATTTTGGGGCGCCATATGGATGTGGTTGACAGGTGTTCGCACATGGGAAGTTGCTAAGGATTGGCATTTTTCAGTAAAGGGTGAAGATTATGTTATTCCTAAAGGATTCGTATTTGATGGTGCGTCTGTTCCTAAGTTTCTTGCCACATGGCTATCACCAACAGGTGTATTGCTCGTAGGTGGTTTGGTGCATGACTATGCCTACAAATATACTGTTCTACTTAAAAAAGGTAAGAAGGAATCTTCTGAGCCAATGACACAGAAAGAAGCAGATATTTTGTTTCGTGACATAGGCATTGAACAGAATGGCTTTCATCTTCTTAACTATCTAGCATATTGGGCTTTGAGAGTAGGTGGCTTTGTAGCCTGGAACGGTCATCGGGAACGTGACTGTAAAGTAAAATACTTGGGAGAGAAGTAATGTCCGAACATCATCCAGCCGATACAAATGGTGACGGCAAAGTAAGTGAACAGGAAGAACATTTATACCTAGAGTTCAAACGTAAAGAGCTCGAGGATGCTGATGCAATGCGAGATGCCCAACGTAAAATGGCTTGGTATTCTCTTGCAGGTATGCTTTTGTATCCGGCGGCAGTTGTCATTGCAAACTTAGTAGGACTTGATAAAGCGGCTGATATTCTCGGTGATATGGCATCTGTTTACTTTGTTTCTGTTGCGGCTATCGTAGCTGCCTTTTTTGGCTCTCAGGCTATCGGAAAAAAGTAATGTGAACAAATTTTTGTTAATGCAAAGTTTGGGAGGATTCACCCATGATTGGAATACAATATTTCAGTCTAATGTTGATACCTTCATACAAGCAGAAGAATATGATTTTACATCCCCTACCTTTTTTAAGGACCTTAAAAAATATAACCGTAAAAATTATAACTTTGTTCTCGGCGGAACACAAAATAGTGTAAGTGCAAAATATCTCGATTTTGGTGAGGTAAAATACTGGTCAGACTATTTTGCATATAAATTAGCTTATTATTTAAATGTTGAAAAATATTTAGAAATTTTAAAACCTCAAGACATAACAATCCCCTTTACATTTTATGTGAGAAACTCCCGTGAGTTTCGAGAATATCTACATAATAATCTGCGTCAAAAGGATGTTTTAAAATATGGTGATTGGAGTTACAACGATAATTCCTTAGACGATCAAATAATATATCTGCCTGTAGAAAAACAACTATCCTCTTTTTACAATCCTTTAGGATTACATCTTAAATCATACAACAATTCTTTTTTGGATATTGTGTGTGAAACATATAATGATGAACAGGAAAAATATTACATAACAGAAAAAACTTGGCGACCTATTCTTTGGGGTAAACCTTTCTTAATTGCGGGTATATCAGGTATCAATAAAAGAATGGAAAAAATGGGTTTCAAATTGTTTGACGAAATAATAGATTATTCTTTTGATGCAGAATATGATTGGCAAAAAAGAATGACGATAATTTCTGAACAAGTTGTAAAACTTTGTAAATCTAATCATAATTTTAATGAATTATATTATGATGTGTTGTATCCCAAGATAAATCATAATAGAGCTTTATTAATGAATAACATATTGAAACAAAAAGACATACCTGAGGTATGTTTACAAGTCCCACTTTACTCAGAATACATAAAAGGTGCTCAAAAAAATATCGAAAAAGTGCTTGACATTTGGTCCTAAATATGCCATTATAAGATATAGTTAGGAAAAAGGAGTTAGCTATGAATTTCGATAAACTTATTGATTGCATTGAAACCGACTATAACAACTGGTGTGACCGCGCTAATATTACATATAAGCGGGACTATGTTTACACTGTTGAACTTGGTCGTAAATATGCTAAAATTGTCAAAGATGATGGTCAAAAATCTGTTTGGGGTTTTGTCCAACTCGTAGATGACAAAAAATTCCGTAAAGGTGATATTCTTATGGCAGCCGGCTGGCAAGGTCCTGCCCGTAATAAAGCTCGGGGCAATGTCCTGGACGAAACTTTTGACATGGTAAACTGGACTGGTCCTGCATATCTTTAAAAAGAGTGCTTGACATTTGGTCCAAAATATGCCATTATAAGATATAGTTAGGAGTAAATTGATATGTTAGATAATGAAATGACTACCGCTGAATATTATGAAACACTTTTTAATAGCACGTTCTTATACAAGACGTTGGATTTAAAAACAGGTGAGGAAATCGAGGTAGAAGCTCGTATCACCAATGTTCTTGACGGTCCCGGTGCAGATCGCCGTGACTATTGCGTTGTCGAAGGTATACAAGACTGGGAAGTCGATATGCCTCTTGAGAACTTTCTGAAGAACTGTTCTGGGATTAAGGAGGCGGCGTAATGACATCGCAAGTATTTACTGTCGCCGGCACATCGACGACTGCAAAGGGTGTGCGTAAGGCACGTTTTGGAAATGATCTAGTTTCTCGTATTAAGAAACTAAAAGACAATGAGGACTTGAATCTCATTGAGTTGCCTCGGGCAATGACAAAGGTGGAAGCGGCGACATATCTTTTGGACGTGCCGGCGTTTCAAAATGGTGAAAATCGAGATGCATTGCATCGTGTTATTTTTCGCAACGTGCCAAAACGGCAAATTGTTCAGGTCGATACAAAGGCACTTGAACTAAATAAAGAGGATGAATTGGAAAATGTCTGACTTGTCAGGTGAAGGCTGGTCCTTCGATTCTAAAGAAAACCGTGTGGTTTTCACTGGTGATACACAAAATGTGTTCGCTGTAAAACTGAAGGAGGGTGTTAAAAACTTTCCTTCAGACATGGATGTTATTTACTATCGCAAAGTAAATAATGTCCCTCAGGATGTTCCTGTGGCAGTCTTCAATGCAGAAGGCAAATGGGTAAATACCATATAGAACATTCTGCCCTTAGCTCAACTGGATAGAGCAACAGCCTTCTAAGCTGTAGGTTCCAGGTTCGAGTCCTGGAGGGCAGGCCA